CTTTTGCAAAACTAAATTGAAAAGGACTTGGTATAAAAGCAGGTGCAGAAAATTGTGAGGTTGCGGAGTATTCACTATCAGCGTATTTATACCTGTATGCAAAACTTATAAACTTATCTTCTAAAAAATTATTTTGCCCTGAAGTTGGTAAAGTTTTAACAAGCGGAGAATTTAATGGTGGCTTCTTAATTACAAGAATAGATTCAGCAGTAAAAGCATCAATTGCTGCTTGAGGATTAGGATAGTCTCTTTCTGTGTTTATAAATCTTGGAGGATTATAATTATCAGTAAAAAACAATAACTTTGAATCTACTAAGTTTACACCGTTAATTAAGTAATCTTCGTTAAAATTTAAAGTAGTATTTATATTACCACCATCATTAACACTAATAACGTGGTATGTTAAGATGTTTGTTAAAACATTAAGAGAAACAATAAGGTCTAATTTGTTTGTAACTTGAGAAGTAAAACCGGGGTCCGTAACAAACCAATATATAGTTTCATTCGCACCATCCTCAAATGCACCTATACATTTTGCTTGACCCGACAAAGGTATACCTTCGTATTCAAGACTTGTTAAAGCAACATTCCCTTTTGCATTTTCTACAGAGCCAATTTCTGTTTCTTCTGTAGAACCTAACCTTACGTTTAAGGCATCAGTATATTGCCCATTAGGAATAAGTCTCTCATCGAGACCTTTGTTCATAATACCCGCAATAAAATTTCTCTGTGTATTCGCCATTTTTATTTAAGCCATTTATCCTTGCCTCTTAAATTCATAAGTAAACGACCCGGATGTATATTACTTATTCTAATTTTTGCATTACGCAATAAAGCACTTTTTCTTTTACGAGCTCGTGCGATAATATATTCTTGAGTCATTGCTTTAGAGTTAAGTATTGCATACTCGATATAAGCATAAATATAATCTTCAAATAATTTATTAACACTAATTTCTGTATTGTCTCCACCCTCCATTCCATCTGAAACATACTCAAGAACTATGCTTTGATTTGCTAAATCAGAACTAAAGTTTATTACTCCTCCTTTTTTGTTTATACTAAAAGTAGGATTAGAGTTGGCGGTTTCTGTATTTAAACCATACCGAGCTCCTATTGAATAATCAAAATACCACAAACCATCACAACAATACCCCTCCAATCCATTAAAAGGACTATTAGAGTTTAAATAAATCGACCTTGTACTTCCTTTAATTCTATCTATATCTAACTCTGAGAATTGAGGACTTAACGCATTTCCTTCATGGTCAAATAATATCCTACAATTATTGTCTTGCAAATATGCATCAGACCAATTTGTTTGAATGTTTTCAGTTAAAGGGTAAAGCATTCCATTTTTATAAATAGAAATACGGACCCAATTTACATAATCAGATGGTAAAACAAATCTCAATGAATTACAAATAGTTAATTGTAAAATTTTTATTTCTTTAAATGCATCGTAATTTAATTCCTGTATACCTCGTTTAGCGTGAAACAAAACTTTATATCTTTCCTCGTTGTTTATCAAGTTATGATTACCTGCATACATTAACATAAAATTGTTTACGATATCATACAATGACACGTATTGGTAAGAACCCCAATTAGCATCTTCGGGTTGGTTCCCATTGTTTTCATAATATTCGTATTGTGATATATATGGCATAATCTATTATTTTTCGTCTGTGTCTTCTTTTGTTTCTAAGCCTTGTGCAAACTGTACGGCTCCTACTTCTCTAATTGACATACCTGCATATTGTAAAATTTTTAAAACTAAAGTTGGCTCATCAGAAATTGATAATTCAAAATCTTGAAAGTCAGATTGAGTTTGGTCAAACGAAGGTTCGCCTCCTAACAAGGTAACATATGTCCATTTAGGGTCATTAGGATATCTTATGTATTGACATTCTACGGCACCGATAGTGTTTATACTTGCAGGAAACAAACTTAAATTAGGTTCCTGTTGAGTATATGCCGGAAACATAGTTGAGGGTGCAGTAAGCAAAGAATTATTAAGCATAGTAATTTTGCTTTGTGTAACTTTTTCTGCTTCATTTACAACACCATCGTCATAAATAACATAGTTTTGTGGAAACACCGTAAATATATCTGCATTAAGTTGAAGCGTGGTAGGGTTTACTACACTTACAACTTTAGCAACTTGTTGTGTTGTAACATTTCCAACAATATCTCCAACACCAACACCGGCTGCAATAAAGTCTGAAGAGTTATCTTCAAGACCATTTACCACCGCATTCGTGTTTACACCTGAAGCCAATAAACGAGTGTAAGCTAATACTTTATTTAACAAGTAATAATTATCGTTTGTTGTACTTGGACTTGGGGTAAAAAACTCATTATTAACATTATGTAATAAAAAGTTAGTTTTGGAAAATATATTTATTACTTCCTCGTATCCTTTTTTGATATCGGCATATCCTGTCCCTGATGCTCTTGCATTTTCTTTATTTATTTGATAGTTGTACTGATAAAAATAATCTTCAAAAATATCTAACTGTGCCTGTTTAGCAAATAAATTAAAGTCAGAGGGTGAGATGTACCCATAATTATTTTTATTTAGTACAGACAATACCGTATTTCTTACCGAATTAATCATTCCTAAAATGTTTAATACAAAGATACACAAAAAAAAAGAGGGTAGTTAAACCCTCTCTTCCTATTATTATGATTAAAAACCAACACACCTTTCACACGTGTTGAGCCTACAATATACAAATTACATTTGACTTTCCAAATATTTTAATTGGTCTATTCCATCTTCACTCTTAAACCAATCTGCTAAAAATTCTTGTGGGTCAACCCCAAATGGAATTGAAGTCATTCTTTTTTTATTTCCCTCCATATTAAAATAAACATCTTTTCTTTTATTTCTATAACTCAATAATTTATTGTCAAAAAATAATTGAACTTGAGATTGCAATTTAACATTAGGGTCATTTATAAGGTTTAAAAAACCTTGTGGATTTCTCTTTGCAAATATTAATATATCTCTTTTTAATTCAGAGCTACTCAATTTACTGACATCCGTATTAAAAACCACTCGAGCAATATTTTCCATCTGCTCTATGGATAAAGATTTAGCCTCTACTAATGCATCAACCTCTGCAGTTAACACCTCTACTTCAGCAGCAGCATCTTTTTTGTGGTCCACTTCAACAAACTTTTTTCCATTTAAAGGGTGATAGTGTAAAAACTCCTGTAGTATAGGATTCTTTTTAGACACCCTAAGCATTCCATCTTCAAAAATTACAGGAGTAACAACTACGTTACCATCTTGTTCATCTACAAATGGACTTCTTTGGTTTATTGAAAATCTTAATTCTCTATTAATCCCTTTATCTTCGTCAAAGTATAACAAAGCTGCATTACGGGAACTTCTTGAAGGAATGATGCACGACAATGGTGCTCTATCTCTTGTGAGTTTATAAACTCTATCTTTTAATTCTGCTTTTTTCATTTTTAAATAATTTAATTTTAATTCAATTTATAATAAAAGGAGAGGTGTCTTTGAAGACACCTCCCTTTTAAATTCAATATTAGTCTTCGAAAAGGACGAAGTTGTTCGCACCCATTGTACAAACACATCTTTCTGATAAGAAGTGTACCTCCATAGCATCTAAGCTACTTGTAGCTGCACCACCTGCAGAACCTGTAATCCAAGTCTTATATCTTCGGTCTTCAGTTTCTGAAGCTCTATATCTTACGTGTAGATAAGGTCTCTTAGCATTTTTGCCAAGAACTTGGTCGTACACAGATGTAGAACCTGCAGGAACAAGAAGTCCATTGATTGAACCGGAACCACCGACACCGGCTGCTCCTACTGCTAAACCACCTCTCATTGTAGGGTCGTTTAAGTATTTCCAATCAGTTTTATAGAAATCATATCCTCTACGGAATCCTGAGAATCCTAAGTTAAGAGCCATTTCCTCATCGTTGTCAAATAGTCCGTAAGACGTACCACCTCCACCGTAAGAGTTCTGTGCTGCTAACATATCATCAATAGCGAATCCGAAATCTCTATCTAAGAAGATAACATTTTCTTCAATTGCACCTTGAGCATCAAGTCTTCCGATGATTGCATCGAAATCTCCTAAAGCGTCAGGTACACCACCTGTCCATAGGTTACCTCTGTTTTGAACAGTATAGAATATACCTTCAGAACCTTTGTTACCATAGTCAGGGTTGTCAGCCGGAGTAGCCGCACCTGAACCTGCTTCTGCAGGAACCGCTTCTACCATAGCCGTTTCAAGATAGTCATCAAATCTTAAACGAGTTTCGTGTTCAGATTTCATGTACCATAAATAACCACTTGCTCCATTTTCAGTAGTAACTTCTACCCATCCAATTTGAGCCATATCAGAACCTGATACTGCGTACTTATCTTTGATAATGATTGGCGAATTTTCAAAGATGAAGTCATCAGATTCTAAAGAACCATTCATACCTACTGTACCTTTTTTAAATTCTGAACCATAAATAAAGATTGTCACATCTGCATTACCTGCACCTGTTCCTGCCGTTACAAGACCACCTGCTTCATAGAAAGCGACTGTAGCTTGTATTGGAGAAACGGTTAAGTCAACCGCAGTTACGATACCTTTATTTTCACCTGAACCATCATTTTGGTGAACCACAACAGTTTGCCCTTCTCTTAAAGCTATACCGCCTTGAGCTGAAAAAGGATTCTGTCCTGTGATTACTTGACCTGCAGGACCTGCAGGGTCATTGATTTGAAATGTTGCAACGTCAGCACCTTGTGCTGCAGCCGTGCCTACTTGAGTATACTTCACGTGAAGTCTACCTTGTTCTGCCCATTTCACTAAATCTGAGTTAGAAGGAAGCTCTGCTCCAACTAATCTTAAGAACGAACCAATCGTTCTGTTTCCATATCTCTCAAATTCCTTTTCATAAGTATCGGGTAGATACTGATTTAAGAAATCAAAGTTTTGGATGTAGTTTGTTGCCAACGGCACTTGTTGTGCGGACGGCTGAAGGTCAAAACCGGGACCTG